AATAATGTTGCCCAGATTGATAACCAAGACTTGGCTGTCATCTATGTCCTCGGAGGACCTAGTTTTAAAGACATCAGACCTTATTTGACTAATGTTGAGAAGGAGTATCGCCAAGTTTCGTTACTATACAAGTATGAAAATGGAGATTTGCTCACAGATTCAGTAGTTGCCCGTAAGGAAGTCGTAATCAATCGCTTTGGCCCATCACGAGGGTATGAATATAATTATGATAAGGGAACTTTTCCTGGCATGTGTGGATGTGTATTAATCAGTGAAGCAAAGCCCCATAGTGTCCTTGCCATTCATGTGGGTGGAAAGGGAGTCCGAGGTGGAGCTGTTTCTTTGAATAAAGACTTAATAAGTTGCGCATGTGAGAGACTCCTGGTCGTGATTGGAAATGTAGAGTTACATTCAGAAGGGGAGAGGATGACCAACCAATATGGTTGTGATTTCATGATCTCCGATGAAATTCACGAGAAAAGTCCTTTGTTCTTCTTGGAAAAGGAACCAAAGTTGAATGTGTTTGGTACTGTTATAGGGAGGGCATCTCCATCCACTAAAGTGGAAAGTACTCTGATATCCGCGTATGTTGAAGAAATTTGTGGAGTCAAAAATCTATGGGGGGCCCCACAGTTTGGTCCTCCATATTGGAAACCATGGCGTGACACTATGATTCACCTGGCTGACCCTGTTGTAGGCCTTCCCCCGCGTCTTGTGCATAAAGCATGTGAAGATTTCCTCCAACCACTGTTGCCACTAATTTGTGGTAAAGTACAGAACCGCATGCGTCCTTTAACAAACGATGAAAATGTATGTGGGAGGAATGGAGAGCGTTTCATAGATGCGATAAAGGCCAACACTTCGGTCGGTTTTCCGTTAAGTGGTAAGAAAAGTAAATATATGACCGACCCTATAACGACAGAAGAATATCAGGACTATCGAGTGTTGGATGATATGTTCTGGGATGAAGTGGGGAAAATGGAGGCTGCATATTTAGATGGTAATCGCTGCTATCCAATTTTCAAAGCCGCTTTAAAAGACGAGCCCACGAAACTGGAGAAGGAGAAAGTGCGAGTATTTCAAGCTGCTCCTTTAGCTTTTCAGCTATTAGTTCGGAAGTACTTTCTCCCTATAGGTCAATTTTTGTCCACTTTTCCGATTGTATCCGAGTGTGCAGTTGGAGTTAATGCGCATGGACCTGAATGGGACCAGTTGGCAAAAGCTATGCGTAAATTTGGAGACAATAGGATATTTGCGGGAGATTATAGCAAATATGATTTACGGTTGCCTATGCAACTTACAGTGGCTGCCCTGGATATTATGTTACAGATAGCCAAATCTTCAGGCAATTATTCAGCCGAAGACTTAAAAATAATGCATGGCATAATATCTGATTTGGTGTGTCCTCAAATGGCATATCATGGCGATTTGATAGAAGTTTATGGATCTAATCCGTCGGGTCAGAATATGACCGTTTATGTCAATTCATTGGCTAATTCTTTGATATTGCGGTGTGCTTACTTTGCATTACACAATTCCTGGTTCTACCATTGTCC